ATCCTGGAAGTGTTTTTTTATTAAGGTGCCACCAGGAGGTAGACGAGCTGGCGAGTACGTCAGCGTGATGAAGCATTTTTTCTCGTGTCCCTGGGCCTCGTGGATACATCGAGCCGCCCATTGCCTGGACCGCGCCAGGCGACAGCCTATGCATTGGCCACAGGGAACCTCGAGAGCCATGTCAACGTAACCGTTGGCCGGGTTGAAGACGATCCCGCGCTTGCCCGACGGGTTCAGGTGGCGGGATCGCCACGCCGGAATCGGGTGGTAGCAGGGCATCGTTCAAAGACGGATTCCGCCTCTCATCGGAGCAGGTGCCGTGTTTTTCTTGTGGATCTTGGACCCGCTCGAAAAAGACTTCTTTGACGAGCTCTTTGACATCTTGTGCCGTTTCATTGAAAACACTCCCGAGAAAAGCCCCGATTACCAGGGCAAGAAGGATTGGTGTCACCTAGAACAGTTACATCAAGTATTGAACTGTTCTGGCCGAAAATCAAGTTTTCGGCGTTTCACGTGGAACGTCGCCTGCGGCGATGGCCGTGGAACGTAGTTCCACGGGCCCTGGCTGCGTTTTTTCGGCCGGGGTGATACCTACCCCTTCGGCAGCTCGTAATCCGAGCTCTACGGCCTCTTGTGCGAATCTGGGATCATCCATCGCATCCAGGAAGAGCGCCGGATTGTTGTCGAACCGGTCGCGGATCTTGGCCGGGAGCCCGTAGAACGACGAGTTGGCACTGGCGATGAAGTTGGCAGCCGCCTGGTAGTCGGCGCCGATGCAGTCCATGTAGCGGCCCGGCGCCTCGGAGACGTGCTCGAGGATTCCGGTCTGGGCGTAGCGGGCCATGATCGTGTTGATGTCGCATTCGGCCTTGAAGGATTGCTTGGCGCCACCCTCTGGGGGGAAGGTGATACCGACCCGATTTTTCGGGCCGTAGGCGCTTACGAAGGCAGGGCGATCGAGAGAATCACCAGGGCGATCCCGAGAAGGATCATCGCTACTGCCAGCAGGGGAAGAATTTCGGACCATGGTTGGGGCTCCTTGTCATTTTGCATTGTGAGAAAACCTTTCCTGCGTGTGCGCGTATACGCGCGCGTCTAACTACAGGTTTTAAAAGCTCTGTTAACTGAAAGTCTTCTAGTAGTTCACTCTACGCGCTATCGCTTGTTTTCGACATCGTAAGGATAAGGCCCTTACGACGTCGATTCTTTTTAGCATTCTGAGATGCTTTTGGTTGACCTGAGACGTGGGTTGATTTTGAGTTTTTTTTTTAAAGACTAACCCCCCTTCGGTCCTACGGAGAGAGGGGAGAGCCAAGGGGAAAGTTGATGTTGGGGAGAGAGAGAGAGAAGGAAGGGAAGGGGGGGATAAGTCGGTGGAAGTATGTGGAAGTATGTACGTCAAACGTGTGTCGTTGTACGTTAAATTTGGTGCTCAGGGTCTTGCGCGTCGGGCAGCGCCGAGCGCGGAGTTGAGATATTCGAACGATTTGTCCACGTACGGGATGGCTGCCCCAGCCTTGCCCTTGTGCATGTTCGAGAGGTTTTCGGCAGCAGGGATGCCGAGTGACCGCAGGTGGTTTTCTGTCGTGTTGAGGTTTGCGGCAGAGTTCGTCGCCTGGATGTCGGCGCGGAGCTTGTCGAACGCAAGTTTCTGATTTTTGGTGCGCTCGACTTCCTGTTTCGTCAGCTCGTGCGCCTGTTGTGCCTGCCACTCCTTTTCTTCGGTAGTGGCATTGGCCAGTTTCCAAGCTTGCTGCTGCGCCAGCGCAGAATTCGCGCCGGCCACCGGGTCCATCGGAGGCATTTGAGCCGCCGCGCCGGCGGCCGAGGTAGCCCCCATGCCGCCGGTGCCGGACAGGATCGGATTGAGCCCCGCAGCGCGCAGATCGGCGACCTCGCGCTGATGCGCGGTCGACGACATGCGTTCCTGGAACTCCATCTGTTTCTTTGCCTGGCGCGACGAGAACAGCCCGGAAACGACCGAGCCGCCGATGTTGGATGCCGCGCCAGCCGCGGCGCCTGTCGGATCGAATGACATCAGAAGTGATCCATCATGCCTGGCACGCTATAGGTCGGCATGGGCCGCGCGCAGGACATCGAGGTATAGGTGTCCAGGAGGAAGTGGGGTTCCGACGGAACCGCAATGCACCGATCCAGCGGGGGATTTTCTTCGATGAAGTCCGCCACCAACCGCGGTTGGTTGGTGAACTCCTGGGCCAGGTGCCAAGAGTCCAGCGACTGCGGATGCGTCGACCGGAAGCGACCCGTGATTTTGCTGGGTTTGTATCGGTATTCCGCATAGCGCTCCTGGTAACCGAACACTTCGTCGTCCGCCGCAGTTCCCGTCGCGTAAATCTCCTTCGTCAGAACGGCCTGTTCACCGATGTGACTGAGAGCCGGCCAGAAGAAATCGAACCGGGTTCGCCGCGACCACATGCGATCCAGCCCTTGCTGATAGCTCAGATCGGCCCGAACGCAGACGAGGCCGATGATCAGACAGTGCTCTGTGAACGACATGTTGAAGCCGTGGCCATTAGCCAGGCCGGTGCCGACGGCAGCCAGGTTGCCCTGGGGCGTGTTCGCATAGGTGCCGGTCGGAGAAGTTTGCGCGATCGGATTGATGTTGATGGCGGACGTGCCGCCGCCCAGGTATTCCGGGCGCTGGAGACGGGCATCGGGAGACGTCACCCCGAAGTGAGCCCGAACGATCTCGGTGTAGCGCGTGCCGCCCCGCGCGTCGCGCTCATAGATTTTCTGGATCTGGAATGCCTGGCGCAGGGAATTGATCGTCGCCGCGGTCGCCGTTTGAAGATCCGCGAACAGCGTGATATCGGTTCCGCCCGGGATCGTCGTCGACTCAAGTATTACGCCGGACGTATTGTCATTGCGGAAGTTGCCGTTCGCCGTCGGAGTGGCACTACGAACCGACGGATAGACGATGGCGGTGTCACCCAGGGGGATGGTTACGCCAGGGCCTTTTTGTGGCCAGGGAAGGCAGGACGTGAAGTAGTCGTGGCGCTTGCCGCGCCGCTGGACGGCGTAATAGGCGGTCGAATCCGGCCCGTCCCCCGTGGGAACGGTCAACGAAGGTTGCAGGTTTTGATCGCGGAACCATTCGTTCCAGATCAAGTTATAGGCCCTGTGCCAGAGCGCAGAGTGTGAAATCTGGGCGCCCATGGGAATCCCCATGTAGTCAGCGAGCTCGCCAGGCGCCGAGGCAGGGTCATACCCGGCGGCGCCTGGGGTCATGATCGGGACCAGGTAATCGGTCGAATCACCCGGATTGGTTTGTTCGCCGTTGAATTTCTGCCAGTTATCCCAGACCAGGCGAATCGGCACCGAGAAATAGAAGGTGTCCATGAACATGTTGTCCATGATCGGGAAAATGGGCGTGGCAAGCCTGGCGAACAACGTGGAGTTGACCTTGAAGGTGTCCCCTGGGAGCGCTTCATCGACCAGGAAGGGAATCAGTTTTCCCGCATCCAACGTGGTTTTGTGGCCATGAGTCCGGTCAAACGAGCTACGCGGAATTTCCGCTTTCGGCACCTGGGAGAAGCGATGCTCCATCACGGATTTGTTGCTGTGCTTGTAGTTGGGCATTTTTAGACCTCTGCGATTTCACGAAGGGAACAGACGAATTTCGGGGTGGTGAGCCCCACCAGGATCCCGGACTCGGCAGAGAACTGCCCGATCAGGTAGACCTGAAAATCACCAGGATTTTTGGACAGCATGTTGTCGCCGTCCATGACCAGGGAAACCATCCGCATCGCGGCAGTCTCGTTAGGTTGGAAAAAGGGCGCGTTCCACGCGCCGGTTTTCGTATCGAAAATCGAGAAGGCTTGGTTGACTAGCTGCATTCCTGGCTCCGTTTCAGTAGATCAAGTTTTGCGGATTGGCAGACTTCCCGGACACGAAGGCGTTCGGGTGTGTTGTTGTCGGCGTGCTCCTTGCCGGAGCGAATCCGCCGACCTTTGATGCGATCAAGGAGCTTCTTGTCCTCGAGCTCGAGGAGCTTGTCATAGTAGGCCGGCGTCTCGACCTTCCGACCTTTCACCAGGACGAAGTCGTCAGGGAAGACGTCAGAGCCGAACTCGCAGAACCATTCCTTGCCGATCGCAGGTTTGAGCGACATGGCGACATATTCGGGAGTGACCTGGTACAGCTCGCCGGTATCCGGGTCGATCTTGGTGTAGTGCTCGGCGGCCGCCTCGCCTGTGACCTTCTTGAGGCAGTACCTGGCGACGTAGGCCGCGGATTCAAAAGTCACCTCGCCAATGGTGACGTAGCCATGGCCCCAGAGCGCCTCAAGTGTGCTTGACGTATAGACGAAATCGCCCTGGGAGTTCTGGGACTGTTTTCGCCTGTCAGAGAGAAAGTCCACGCCGTAAAGAATCGCGTGGTAGTGCGGTCGGCTCAGAAACTCGCCGTATTCCCCGCACATGAAATACGAGATCCGATCAGGCTCGAAGCGCTTGCGAAGGCGCTTCATGAAGTCCTGGAAGTGTTTTTTTATTAAGGTGCCACCAGGCGGAAGACGAGCTGGGGAATAGGTCAGCGTGATAAAGCATTTTTTTTCGTGGCCCTGGGCCTCATGGATACACCTGGCCGCCCATTGCCTGGAGCGCGCCAGGCGACAGCCTATGCATTGGCCGCAAGGGATCTCCAGCGACATATCAAGGTAGCCGTGCGCCGGGTTGAAGACGATCCCGCGTTTGCCCGACGGGTTCAGGTGGCGGGATCGCCAGGCCGGTATCGGGTGGTAGCAGGGCATCGTTCAAAGACGAATCCCGCCTCGCATCGGAGCAGGTGCCGTGTTTTTCTTGTGGATCTTCGATCCGGTCGCAAAGGACTTCTTTGAAGAACTTTTGGACATCTTGTGCCGTTTCATTGAGAACACTCCCGAGAAAGACCCCGAATACCAGGGCGAAAAGGATTGGTGTCACCTAGAACAGTTACATCAAGTATTGAACTGTTCGGGCCGAAAATCAAGTTTTCGGCGTTTCACGTGGAACGTCGGTTGCAGGGATGGCCGTGGAACGTGGTTCCACGGCCCCTGGCGCCGTTTGTT